TACTAACCCTCTCGACATTTGTCGTTGGGGTTTCTTCTTTGCAAAAAGGATATGAGGTCATAAGTAACACAAACTCCACGAAATGTGCTGCTCTAAATGACATCATGCCCGACACATGTTCACCCCTATCTAACAACAACTAATGCTTCCACTAACTAACAACATCTACGAAGAAGTTTGCAAGAGTTATGAACACTTTGGAAGTAAATCTTTCGATGATATGTTTATAGGTTTTGAAGACGATTCTTCCATCAGTTACTTATACTCACAGGACTATTATTCTCCTCGTAAGTAACACCAACTGTACACCCACTATCTAACACAAACCATGACACAATCAACCATGACAAAGTATGACTTTACAGATGTAATTTCCTACTATAATGATGAATTAGTGAAGGCAGGTAAAGTATATAATAGTGGCACTAATCAAGGTGGCAAAGTAAGAGGAATTAATGGCAAGTTATATGAAACAATTGCCATGATGATTTGCATGCTAGTTAATAAGAATCTAGTGATAAAACATAATGATTATATTAACATAGCGTCACGCAGTGGTGTATATTTTATCAAGAAACAAGTTGACCTACATGTATACTTAAGGGATGAACTAGTTCTTATCATCGAGTGTAAAACTTATCTCGATAATAGTATGTTAGACCGTGCAATCTCTAATTTTAAATTGATAAGAAGACATGTCAAATTAACAACAGATAAAGTATTACCTGCGGTAGTATTTACAGGACAAAAATGTATAAATGATGAGACATTTATGTTCAATAAAGAAGAAGAACCGTTCGATCAGTTTGTTGTAAATAGTACACCTAATCGTAACAGTAAGTTACCATTACATAAGACATTAGACCCACTAAATGTAAACATGCTAACGCAATTTGCTGACTATGTTTATAACATAGTGGGGAACAGTTAATAACAGTTAAATGACAGTATATTGGGGTATAATGTATACCCCGATGACCGCCGAGCGAAAAAAGTACCGTCTTTCTAAGCTATAAACGTTTCCCAGCGACCTCTATAAATAAAAAAACGGGATTATAAAAAAATCCCCCAGTAAAAAAATCGCCCATAGAGTCCAACTGAAAATACCTCATGAAAGACTACGATAACTATTTGAACAAGCAAGCACAGGTACTGCAAGAATTCGATTCGTTCTGCGATCAATTCGAGCAACGTGCAGGGGAACAGTTTAAGAACCCCAGTAAGCAGGATGAAAGATTTGAACTACTACGAGAGATAACTGATTATGAACAAGATGGTGGAGAGGAATCAGAAGAATGAGTTAAAAGGATATCATGCTTGTTGGAATGGTGGTTATGGTGACTGGACATTATATGAAGTAGGTAATACACCAGCAAGGATTCGCCTCAAAAGTATCAAGCATTTACTCACAGATAATCGTTTACAATCACTTAAACACGAAGATATTTCGTGGAAGGGTAAAGATCTTCGATCAGATGTGGTAGGTACGAGATGTGTGTGTTGCGGAGGGAGACGATATGTAACATGTGATATTAGTATACCATGCATTGTTTTGGAGAATGTATCGAATCCAGATAATTTAAAGTATAGAATGATTGATGGCAAGCATCGCATGATGAAGATGAGAGCACATGGTCAACTAGATAGTATGTTCTATGTACTATCATTGGATAGTATTTTACCTTATATAAGTTATTATGAACAGAATGGATGAGATGCAGGAGAGGATAAACCTGCTGGAAGCAGAGATAGAAACTCTCAAGCAACCTCAGCTCATGTATCGGAGACCGAATAGTACCGAGTATGAGAAGGTTACTGATTTTTTAGATGATGTTGAGTTACGGTTGAGGAAGGTAGAGGAACATGGTTGATATATTAGACACTTTCCTAGTATTTGTTATCATTGTGTCTGTAGTTTGTATACAGATATATTGGAGAATACGGGGTAAGAATATAAAGAAAATGTTACAGCACTCTGAAATTGGAGCAAAACTCTGATGGCAAAACCTATAGCACATATCGGAAGTACTACGAGTGGGCACCGTAAATGTAGTCCACCGTCTAAACTAAAGACATCAGGTGGAAATGCAAAGGTGTATGTTACTAAAATGTTAGTTGCTACAAAAGGGGCAACAGCAGTAACACATGGATGTAAGGATGACCCTCCTCATTCCGATATAGTAACAGGAGGATCGAAGACAGTTATGATTGGAAAGAAATGGGTTGCTAGACTAGGGGATCGATTAGATAGAGGATCAAAGATTACGTCAGGAATTGCAAATGTAATGGTAGGTGGTTGACAAGGTATGCACATGGTGTTATACTTATTATGTTGAATCGACGGGTTTGACACGGGAGTGACTGAATCAAACTTGCTGGCATAAGGCTAGTTAAGGTGACGAGACACAGGTGGTGCTGCACGTTGAAAACGTGAATCGACTTACCAGTCGGGTCTCGGACAGTAAGGTAAAAATCTACTAATGTAGCAATGCCCCTTACTTGTTGGTATACATTAATCCAACCTCCCACCCACTACCTTCCCGATTAGTTCAGTTGGTAGAACGGGTGACTGTTAATCACTATGTCGCTGGTTCGAGTCCAGCATCGGGAGTTTATTTAAATACAAAACATGGGAATTAGAACAAGTTCAAATGGATTGGTAACTATTGAACCACATCCAAAGAAATCAAGGCAAGGATACGGAAAGCATTCAAAGTATTCTGCTACATCAAGAAATAAAGCAAAGAAGAGATATAGAGGTCAAGGTCGTTGAGTTATAAAGCATTGCCAGATGCATTGCATATAGGAGATAGTCAAGTTGCAGGTCAAGGGATATTCGCTAAAGAAGATATCTCTATTGATACCGAACTTGGTCTATCTCATATTATATTGGAAGGAATTCATGATCCCATATATGCTACTATGGCTTCCTATAGTTTAGCAGCAAAAGCAGTTGTGCCAGATTTAGCTTCATGGGTGGAACCAGAGATAATTCGTACTCCATTGGGTGGTTTTATTAATCATAGTGATGATCCTAATTGTGTGAAATTTCAAAATAATAATAGGTTTTATATAAAGACCATAAGACCTATAAAGGCAGGTGAGGAACTGTTTTTAAAATATACCTTCTACAGTGTGCATAAATAACTCAAAATAGTGTTGTTGTGCCGAGATACGCTCCGTTAAAGGATTTAAAAATAAACTTCATGCCACATCCTGTTACTGGTGATTTACAAGTAACAAAAGATGCTGCTGCTGTGAAGCAATCGGTTGTAAATTTGTTAATGACTATACCTGGTGAAAGACCATTTCAAAGTAGTTTGGGATCTAGAATCTCTGAATTATTATTTGAACCATTGGATTATGGTATAGCAGCACAAATACAAGACGAAATAAGAACAACTATTAGAAATTACGAACCAAGAATTGGTATTGTTGAATTGGTAGTGGAACCTGAATTTGAAGAGAATTCATTTACGGTTCATATGGAATATGAAATTGTTGGTCGTCAAGATAATGCTCCACAAGAGATTAACTTTCTGCTCCAGAGAACTCAATGAAATATACGCAAGTAAATAATCTAGATTTCATAGATATTAAAGCTTCGCTAAAGGACTATCTTCGAGCGAAGACAGATTTTAGTGATTTTGATTTCGAAGGTTCAACATGGAGTAATTTACTCGATGTTTTAGCGTATAATACGTATTATACAGCATTTAACACTAATATGGTGGTAAATGAACTGTTTTTGGAATCTGCTACGTTAAGAGATAACGTAATTACTATAGCAAAACAGTTAGGATATAAACCAAAATCAGTAGTTGCACCTCAAGCAGTAGTTAATTTTAATGTAACATTCAGTGGTACAGCACCTTCTGTAATAATTCTCAAAAAAGGAACAGGATTTGTAACATCTTTTGATGATAAACTTTACAAATACGTAGTTATTGATGATTATAAGGTTCCTGTTGCAAATAACCAAGCAATTTTCGAAAATGTATCATTGTATGAAGGTACATTAGTTTCAGATTCATATACAGTTAAAACAGCAAATACTAAACAAAAATTCAAATTAACAAATTCTGGGGCAGATACTAGTACAATTAGAGTAAAAGTTTTTCCACAAAAGAATTCTACCTCATTTGTTTATTATAATCAAGTAAA